AGTGTCGCGGTACTGGCCTATCTGGTCATCCTTGCCGCCGGATTCAATGCCTTCAACATTCTGCTCGGCCACTACGTACAGGTTAACCTCGGCGATCTGCTGCTTAACTCCGTCATCTGCATGGCGGTGTGGCTGGCACGCGGGAACCTGGCGAAGGTCGTTATAACGGAGTAGTCCATGCAAACCAGCGAAAATGGCATTGCCCTGATCAAACAGTTCGAAGGTTGCAAGCTCACCGCCTACCAGGACAGCGTCGGCGTATGGACGATCGGCTATGGCTGGACTCAGCCTGTCGACGGGAAACCAATCCGCGCCGGTATGACGATTAAGCAGGAAACAGCAGAGCGCCTTCTGAAGGCCGGGCTGGTCAGCTACGAAAGTGACGTGTCCCGCCTGGTTAAAGTCGGCGTGACTCAGGGGCAATTCGACGCCCTGGTGTCGTTCACGTATAACCTCGGAGCCCGGTCATTATCAACATCGACTCTTCTGCGCAAACTCAACGCCGGTGATTACGCTGGCGCTGCCGATGAGCTCCTGCGCTGGAACAAAGCTGGAGGCAAAGTCCTGAATGGGCTGACCCGTCGGCGTGAGGCGGAGCGCGCTCTGTTCCTGTCGTGATTGGCGCACTGGTTAAGCGTTACTGGCTGCAGTTGCTGGTGCTGGCGTTAATCGGCGTGCTGGCGTTCTTCGTGAACCACTACCGCGACAACGCAATCACCTACAAAGACCAGCGCGATAAAGCCGTTGAACAGCTCAGCCTGGCGAACGCCACCATCAAAGACATGCAGACTCGTCAGCGTGATGTCGCTGCGCTGGATGCCAAATACACGAAGGATTTAGCCGATGCGAAAAAGCAGCTTGATGATCTGCAGCGTTGTGTTCGCGATGGCAAGTGTGGGTTGCGCGTCAACGCCAGATGTCCCGCGAACGGAACGACCAGCACCGGCGGCCTGGGCGATGCTTCCGGCCCCCGACTTACTGACTCCGCTGAACGGGATTATTTCACCCTCAGAGAGCGAATCGGCACAGTGACGAAGCAGGTTGGCTATCTGCAGGACTACATCAAAGAGCAGTGCCTCAAATAGCAGGGCGCTGAAAACCAACGAACAGGAGTAATACATGGCTAAGTTTTACCCGCGCATCTCCACTTTCCTTTCTGGTTGCTGGGCGTTTATCGCGTCCCTTTCGCTAACCAGCGACATCATCAGTCGCACAGCATTATCACTGCGTCGGGTGGTGGAGCGAGTCATTTCCGCAGTCGCTGTGAAAACCGCGCCTGAAAAAGCTGATTGGCGAATCGTAGAGCGAATGTGCAGCGAAAGCGTTAGAGAGAAGATTAACGTCTTTGGCCGCCACCCTCGCAATACCGGCGCGCTATGCAGTCCACTGCTGTAGGCATTACAGAAGCCCTTCACTGAGGGGCTTCGATAATGATCTGTGTAACCCCGCAAGGATGGTGATCACATCTTGCTGACGGGTAAGCCGTAAGTGGCTAAGCACTTCTGAGAAGCTGGGCAACAGCTGCGACAAGGCAAAGAGGTAATCATGTCCGACATCTACCAAATCACGTTAACCACCCAAACAGGCGAAACCTTCACTGGCAAGATGTCACGACGTCAGCCTGAACTGGTGAACGGATTCGTGCCGCTGGCGACGGATACGGGCGAGTGGCTGTATTTCGCTCCAGCCGATGTGAAGCGCGTGCAGTTCACGCCAGTACCGGAAGAGCAGACCGAACAAACTACGGAGTAACCCATGGCTAACGATGACGAGCGCAGGCCATATCCGCCAGTTAACTTCATCGCCTCCGACAACTGGCAGCCATACACCCGGCTCATTCCCGCCAATGAAGTGCATGAGTGGATAAATCGCCAAATCATCAGCGATGCCGGAAGCATCCATAACCCTGACCACGAACACCTGCTTGAGGCTGATCTCTGTTTCATGTGGGCGTCTGACTCATTCGCGAAGAAAGGGCGTTACGTTCTTGGTCAGGCTGAGCAGGTAATGCTCCGAGCAGGTGGTTGGCAGAAAGCCCGAATGGAACAGCAGATGTATGAATGGTTCGGGCGCATCCCGAAGTTCATCATCACGCTGGCAGCCGATTACTGCTCACAATGCAGTGACCTCGAGTTCTGCGCACTGGTAGAACACGAGCTTTACCACATTGCCCAAGCCACCGATGATTTCGGAGCGCCTAAGTTCAACAAAGAGACCGGGCAGCCAGTGCTTACACTGCGCTGCCACGACGTCGAAGAATTCACAGGTGTCGTACGTCGATACGGTGCCAGCAAAGAAGTACAGGAGCTCGTTGATGCGGCCAATGCGCCAGCAGAAGTGGCTCACACCGATATAGCCAGGTCATGCGGGACGTGCATGTTGAAGCTGGCGTAACGCTTTATTCAGATTGTCATGGAGGTAGCCTGTGGCAGCATTATCGACAGAGGTTAAAGCCTTCATCGTTCAATCACTCGCCTGCTACGAGACCCCGGTAAAAGTCATTGAGCTTGTAAAGGCTGAATACGGCATCGATGTCTCGCGGCAGCAGGTGTCGCAATATACTCCCGGAAATGCAATGGCGGCCAAGTTGAGCCAGAAGTGGATTGACCTGTTCAACGCCACCCGTAAACGATTCCAGAATGAGATCGCCGACATCCCGATCGCAAATAAAGCGTACCGGTTGCGCGTTCTCGACCGAATGGCGACCAATGCTGAAAAGATGAAGAACTACGGCATGACCTCGCAGCTTATCGAGCAGGCCGCCAAAGAAATGGGCGATGCCTACACAAATCGCCAGAAAGTCGAGCATACAAGCCCTGATGGCAGCATGACTCCGCAGCCGACAATCATCCAGTTACTACCTGTTGAGCCTAAAGCATGAGTGAAGCCGTTCAACTGCCGATCCCCGCGAAGCTTGCACCACTATTCACCGCCGTGAATAAGCGTTACCGGTGCTCGCATGGTGGACGTGGCAGCGCCAAGACGCGCACATTCGCCCTGATGACTGCCGTAAAGGCGTATCAGTCGATGATGAACGGTGAAAGCGGGGTGGTGCTCTGCGCACGTGAGTTCATGAACTCGCTGGAAGAATCGAGCATGCAGGAGGTTAAACAGGCGATCCTGTCTGTTCCCTGGCTGGCTTCCAACTTTGATATCGGCGAGAAGTACATCCGCACCATCGACAAGAGCGTTAACTACGTGTTCTGCGGTCTCCGGCATAACCTCGACAGCATCAAGTCGAAAGCGCGCATCCTGCTGTGCTGGGTCGACGAGGCTGAATCAGTCAGCGAAATAGCCTGGCAGAAGCTGAGCCCTACCGTTCGTGAAGAGGGATCAGAGATTTGGGTGACGTGGAACCCGGAGCGCGACGGCAGCGCCACGGATAAGCGTTTCCGCAAAGAGGCAGGCGACGACTGCATCACCGTTGAGATGAACTATACGGATAACCCCTGGTTCCCAGACGTGCTGGAAGGTGAGCGACAGAACGATCAGCGCCGACTTGACCCGGCAACATACGCATGGGTGTGGGAGGGTGCTTACCTCGAAAACTCTGACAAGCAGGTGCTGGCCGGTAAATACCGGATCGCTGAGTTCTCGGAAAACCTCTGGAAAGAAGCTGAGCGCCTGTTCTTTGGTGCCGACTTCGGATTCGCCAAAGACCCTAACACGCTGGTGCGCTCGTTCATCCTTCACAACCGGCTGTACATCGAATACGAGGCATACGGTCAGCAGACAGAGCTCGATCACATGCCTGAGCTGTACGACACGATTCCTGGCGCGCGGGACTGGCCAATTAAAGCTGACTCTGCGCGACCTGAGACAATCAGTTATCTCAGGCGGCAGGGCTTCAATATTTCAGCAGCTGAGAAATGGCAGGGTAGCGTTGAGGACGGGATCGCCCATCTTCGCGGCTTCGACGAAATCATTATCCATCCGCGCTGCAAAAACGTGGCACGTGAGGCCCGCATGTGGTCGTACAAAACGGACCGCATTACCGGTGAGGTGTTGCCGAAGCTCGCCGATGGCTATGAGCACTGCTGGGACGGTATCCGCTACAGCCTCGACGGTCACATTAAGCGTAAGGGCCAGATGGCCGGGGTGATGATCCCCAAAAGATTGCGTTAAAAATTAAAGATTCACCAAGAATTGACGTTATTTATTAACGATGTGCTTATAAGGAGATAGTTATGCAACATCATTTCAAAAACGTCATTTTCCAGAGAATCGCGAAGGGTTCAACGGTTGGCATTCAGGTAAAGCTAAAAGATGTTCTCGCTAATGGGAAGACGGAATCAGCTCTGCTAGAGGCTCTTCAGAAGCAATTTAAGGGCGATACGATAAAGGTGAAAAGCTACCAATAAGTTGAGGCCACTTAGGTGGCCTTTTTCATGCCTTAACTCCACCAACGGATAAATCATGACTGACAAATTAACTCTCGCCGTTGGTGATAACGGGGGCTTAGACATACATAAAATCCGGGAGTGTGTTGCATACAGCCCTTTAAGTCCAACTGGCCTGGTGTGGATAAAAAGCTCTGGGAGAGTTAAAGCCGGAGACCATGCTGGAAGCTACAACGGCGCGCGTGGTTACTACTACGTCACCATCAATAAGAAAAAGTATCTTGCCCATAGAGTGGTATGGGTATTGATGCATGGCGCGCTTGGGTCATCGGTTGATGTCGACCACAAAGACGGCAATACCACCAATAACAAACTCGAAAACCTTCGCCCAGCAACGAGAGCAGAAAACCTAAAGAATACCCCACTTCGGAAAGATAACTCATCCGGCGTTAAGGGGCTTTCGTGGCACTCAAAAAACTGCGGGTGGCAGGGGCGAATTTGGGATAACGGAAAAATCCACCGCAAGTTCTCTACATCTAGAGGCGTAGTTGAGGCCTGGCTAATTGAGATGAGGGAGAGTCTTCATGGCGAATTTGCGAGGCACGAATGAGTGATAAATTAACACTTGCGGTAAATCACGCTCTTAACGATGCGCAGATGGCGCGCGCCCGTATGGGACTGATGGCGCCAACGATGGGGCTGGACAATAAGCGCCATTCTGCATGGTGCGAGTATGGCTTCCCTGGGCAGGTAACCTACGAAAACCTTTATGCCCTGTACCGTCGCGGTGGTATCGCTCACGGTGCAGTTGAGAAACTGGTGGGCAAGTGCTGGCAGACTAACCCGGAAATCATCGAGGGTGATCAGGCAGACAAAAAGCGCAAAGAAACCGCCTGGGAGAAAAAGTCCAAACAGGTATTCAACAACCGGTTCTGGCGCTCATTTGCCGAGGCGGATCGCCGTCGCCTTGTCGGTCGTTATGCAGGAATCCTTCTGCACATCCGCGACGAAAAAGACTGGAGCCTTCCGGTCATCAAAGGGCGAGGTCTTCAGAAAATATCCGTGGCGTGGGCCGGATCGCTAACGGTTGGTGAGTGGGACACTGGCCTGAACTCGAATACGTACGGTCAGCCGAAAATGTGGCAGTACGCCGAACGCTTGCCGAATGGCTCAAGCCGCCGCGTTAATATCCATCCCGACCGCGTTTTCATCCTTGGTGATTACTCAGACGATGCTATTGGCTTCCTTGAGCCAGCTTATAACGCCTTTGTGAGCCTGGAGAAGGTAGAGGGCGGGTCTGGTGAGTCATTCCTGAAGAACGCCGCTCGCCAGTTAGCACTTAGTTTCGACAAGGAAATCGACTTTGGCAGCATTGCATCTATGTACGGCGTTAAAGTAGATGAGTTGCAGGATAAATTTAATGACGCTGCTCGCGAGATGAATCGCGGAAATGATGTGCTGCTTTCTCTCCAGGGGGCCAGCGTAACCTCCCTCGTTTCTCCGGTTTCTGATCCGTCTCCAACCTATAACGTAAACCTGCAAACAGCCGCCGCAGGAGTTGATATTCCTACGCGCATTCTGGTTGGTAACCAGCAGGCTGAGCGGTCCAGCACTGAAGACCAGAAATACTTTAATGCTCGCTGTCAGTCGCGCCGAGTAGACCTCGCTTTCGAGATAGAGGACTTCTGCGACAAGCTTATTGACTTGCAGATCGTCGATTCAGTCAGCCAGAAAGCAGTTATCTGGGATGACCTGAACGAACAGACCGGTACTGAGAAGCTCACTAACGCCAAGACCATGGGTGAGATTAACCAGACCATGCAGGGCAGCGGCGATGAACCCGCGTTCACCCGTGAAGAGATTCGCACGGCTGCGGGCTATGACAATGACGACGAAGAGCCTTTAGGAGAAGAGGATGGCGACGAAGAAGGCGAAGCCACCGATTCTTCCGCGTAACTATCAGGATCCGACCGGAGCCGATGCGCTGGAACGCCGGGCAATGAAAGACTTCGCCAGGCGGATGAATAAGATTGGCAAAGCTTACAAATCAGCACTCGACAAAATACCTTCCTCCCTCGCAGTAAACGCCAGATACGAATACCAGCTAAACCCAACGCTACTCTCCATCATCCTGAACGATGCCAGTTACCTGGTTGATCAGGTGCTGCTTGAAGGTGGCGATTACGACCTGTGGTTTTACGAGTACATCGATCTGGCTTCGGAGAAAGGGACCGGGCAGTCGTTCTACAACCTCAGCCAGCAGTCGCCGGTGTACGCCGCTGGTCGTGAGTCGTTAGCGTCAATTCTCGCAAGCGACCCGTACCAGCAACGCATGGCGCTGTTGCATGCCCGTGTGTTTGAGGAAATGAAGGGTCTGACTGCTGACGTTAAGCGAGATATGACACGCGTGCTGACTGATGGCGTGGGCCGTGGACTCAATCCGCTGGACATTGCCCGCAACCTGACAGACCAGACCGGCATCGAGAAGCGCCGGGCGAACCGGATAGCACGCACTGAAGTGACGACCGCGCTGCGCCGGGCTAAATGGGATGAAGACCAGGAGGCGAATGACCTTTACGGCCTTAAAACGCTTCTGGTTCACATCTCGGCTCTGTCACCGACAACCCGACATACCCACGCAGTGCGCCATGCCCACCTCTACACCAATGAAGAGGTCCGTGACTGGTACAGCAAGGATGGCAACTCCATCAACTGCAAATGCAGCCAGCAGTCTGTGCTGGTTGATGCGGACGGTAATCCGGAATACCCGGACACCATCACGAAACTCAAACAGGAATATAAATCGATGCAGGCGCGCGGTTACGCCTGGGCGGAGAAATAACTATGCCTATGCAGGTCAACATCACCACGAAGGTGAACAGTCAGTCTATCCGGCGCGAAACATACAACGGGCGTGAGCATCTGGTACTGCCGAGTTACACGCTTCCGGCGAACGTCGTCATGAATGGCGGCTTGTACACGCAAGAACAAATCGACGCCCACTATAAGGGACTGGAAGGCACCCTGGCACCGCTTGGGCATCCTCAGGTTAACGGTCAGTTCGTGTCGGCCTTTTCTCCTGAAGGTCTTAACGTCGGCTACGTAGGTGCGTGGAACCGCAACGTTAAGAAGTCCGGTAATCGCATCTATCTCGAAAAGTGGGTTGATGTGGCCCGTGCCAGTGAGTCTGAAGGTGGTCGAGAACTACTCGAGCGCGTCGCAGCTATCGAGCGTGGAGATGACGTGCCGCCTATTCATACCAGCGTGGCCGCTTTCCTCGACCAGCTTGACCCGAACGAACACCAACGCGCCACCGGTGCTGAGTGGGTAGCTGATATCCACGGCATGGACCACGACGCGATCCTGCTTCACGAAGTCGGAGCAGCCACTCCTGAGCAGGGAGTTGGCCTGATGGTTAACGCCGATCTGGCTCAGCCGCTTAAGGCGAACTCCGGCGCGCTGGTGGGCGAATCCTACCGGGAGCGCGAGCAGCGTCTCGATCGGGCTGCCAAAGCTAAGTTTGCTCCTGGCACGGATGAATATGCCTGGGTTGCTGACTTCACTGACTCGCAGGTGGTCATCGTGCGAAATGGCGGCGATGCGCAGGTTTACGGCTATTCCGCTGATGGCGGGAAGATCACTATCGACGACAACGGCACCGTGGTAGCGCGCCAGGAGTCGTGGGTGGCCGTCGTAGCAAACAAATTTAAAGCTCTATTCACACCGCAGGAACAGCCTGCACCAAACCACAAAACGGAGGGCGACATGCCTTTAACCAAAGAAGAACTGGAACAAATCGGCAGCATGATCGGCCAGGCTGTTGCGACCAATACTGAAGCGGCTATTAAGCCTCTCGCGGAAAAGGTTGATGCGCTACAGGCCAACCAGAAGCAACTCGCTGACACCCTGACCGCCAACTCACGCGCTGAAGAGAAAGCCAAGCGTGATGCGGTTGCTAAGGTCCATGGTGACATCGTGGCCAACGCGCTTTCTGGCGATGCCCTGGACGCAATGTTCAAGTCGCTGGGCGAAGCTGCTCCGCTGGGCACCAACAATGCTCAGCAGCACAAAGAAACCGGCGCACCTGCCGCAGACGAACACTTCAAGTAAGGAGCCGGAATAATGCCACGTTATCGTCGCGTTAATATCGATGGTCAGTCTCTGTACAAGACCGAAACCCGCACCACGGCCGCCGCGCTGCTTCCAGGCACTGCGGCAACCATCAACTCCTCAGATAAGTTTGCTCAGGCAACTGCGCTGACCGGACGCCTGTACATCATCGATGTCGGTTACCACCAGGGCCTGACAATCACCGAAGAAATCCCTGCCGGGGATTCGGCAGTAGGTAACTACGTAGAAGAAGGTCGTGAGCTGGCGCTGCGCTGCCTGCCTGGTGCGTATAAAAAAGACAGCCCGATCAAGCTGGGCACTGCCGGTCAGTTTACCCTGGCAACCGATGACACTGATTCAGTGATCGGATACAGCCAGGATGAATACACCATCGCGGCCAGCACCACCGACTTCATCCGCGTGCGCATGCGCGTTGGCACTGCCGCCGCTGCTGGCGCGTAACAAAAGGACAAAAACATATGTACTTCTCAAAAGAGACGCTGGCGACTAACTCCCGCCTTGGCGGGCACTGGAGTGAGCTGTGGGCAAACCGCAACATGTGGAACCTACAGAACGATTCCATCATTGCAGCTAACCGCGCGATGATGACTGCTGACATGCTGGCCTGTAACGCAGTGGGCGGTTTCTCCCGTGACTTCTGGGCTGAGATTGACAACCAGGTGCTGCAACTGCGGGATCAGGAAGTTGGCATGGAAATCGTGAACGACCTGATCGGAGTTCAGACGGTGCTGCCGGTCGGTAAAACCGCCAAGCTGTATAACGTGGTAGGCGACATCGCTGACGACGTGTCAGTAAGCATTGATGGCCAGGCGCCGTTCTCCTTCGATCATACTGACTACGCTAGCGACGGCGACCCGATTCCGGTGTTCACTGCTGGCTACGGTGTTAACTGGCGTCATGCTGCTGGCCTGAACTCTGTGGGCATCGATCTGGTGCTGGACTCGCAGATGGCGAAGATGCGCAAGTTCAACCAGAAGCGCGTCAACTACTACCTGAACGGCGATTCAAAAATTCAGGTTCAGTCCTATCCTGCGCAGGGCATCAAAAACCACCGCAACACCAAGAAGATTAACCTCGGATCTGGTGCTGGTGGCGCGAACATCGACCTGACCACCGCTGACATGGCTGCGATCTTCGCATTCTTCGGTAAAGGGGCATTCGGTACAACCGCGCGCACGAACAAAGTCGCCGCATACGATGTGATGTGGGTTTCCCCGGAAATCTGGGCAAACCTGGCGCAGCCGTATGTGGTGAATGGCGTTGTAAGCGGCACTGTATTGCAGGCGGTTCTGCCGTTCGCGCCAGTGAAAGAAATCCGCATGAGCTTCGCGCTGACCGGTAACGAGTTTATCGCGTACGTTCGTCGCCGTGACGTGATCTCTCCACTGGTGGGTATGGCCGTAGGTGTTGTTCCGCTGCCGCGCCCACTGCCTAACGTTAACTACAACTTCCAGATCATGTCTGCTGAAGGTCTGCAAATTACCGCAGACGATCAGGGCCTGTCCGGCGTTGTCTACGGCGCTAATCTGGCGTAAGGAAACAGCATGGCTAAATACGAAGTTGTGCGCCCATGGTTCGGCGTGAAGGTTGGTGACGTGGTGGAGTTGAAAGAGCTTCACCCGGCGCTGAAGTCTAACGTCCGGCTGATGAAGGGCGAGGCTGGTGGCGAGCTGAAACCTGCAACACCTGATGCCGGTACCGGTGAGAAATCTCGCAAAGAGATTATTCAGGAGCGTCTTACTGAGCTGGGTATTGAGTTCAAAGGCACCCTGGGCGCTGAAAAGCTCAGTGAGCTGTTGCCGGATGGCGAACTCGAAAAGCTTTTCCCTGCTGAATAACAGCCGCCGCTAAGGCGGTTTTTTTATGCCCCGCTCCGGCGGGGTATTTCACGGAGTCGATAATGGTAACTCTCGAACAGGCGAAGGAGTATCTGGAGAGCCAGGGAATTACCATTCCCGATTTTGTTCTTCAGGCTCTCGTCGACCAGGCCAACAGTATTCAGGAGTGTCTCGATGCACATTATCCTGCATCGACCTCGCTGTTGATTCAGCTCTATCTGCTGGCGCTTATGGGGCTCGGGCAGGGGGATAAATACATCTCCAGCCAGACGGCTCCAAGCGGAGCGTCGCGCTCTTTCCGGTACCAGTCGTTCACCGATCGCTGGAAAGCATCAGTGAACCTGCTGCGCGGGCTGGATAAGTACGGCTGCGCCACTGCCCTTATTCCTGCTGACCCTACAGCCGCCCCGGCATTCGCTGGTATCTGGATCGGGAAGGGTGGCTGCATGTGCGGGGGTAAGTGATGAAGTACAAATCAGTAACTGAAGGCAAGCCGAAGCCGCTCACCCGCGTATGGGTGATGACCGACACCGGGCGGGAGACTACCGGCTACGTGAAATCGGACGGCGAGTGGCATATCAACTGCGCGCGCATCCGGGCGACTGGCGCGAAAGTGCTGCGCTGGAAGGAGTGAAATATGGCAATTGTAAGAAGCATGGTTAGCGCGTTGAATGTGATGGTAGTTTTTCGCGTTGCTGGAGAAGTTAAGACTTTCAGCGAGACAGTGGTTTCACCAATCGCCATTGATCGGTATTTGCAGTTGGAATGCGGAGATGTCATAGGTCTTTTCGTGCCTGTCGGTAAAGGCCAACAAGTCAACGCTTTGAATATCGAGTGGTTTGAGATTGAGCGCATTCCGGTGCCGAAGGAGTAACGCGTGTCGAGTGTTGCAAACTGGTCATATACCGCCACGGCGACCATCTGGCGAAAGCTGGAAGGTAATGACGAATATGGCGACCCGCTGGGCTATGCCGAACCTGAGCAAATCCTCTGTGATTACGAGGGCGGGCTCAGCAAGAAGTTAGCCAGCCTGGGCGCTGAAATCGTCGTGAAGAACACTGTCTGGACGGAGTTCGCGCTGGCGGCTGCGGGTGATTACCTGCTGATTGGTGTGTCGACCGAGGCTGACCCAGTTGTCGCCGGTGCCGACGAGGTGCGGCAAGTTATCCGCTATGCCGACACGTTTGAGCGCCTGGCGGATGATTATGCGATACTGACTGGTGTTTGAATATTGGTTGAGGCAATCATGAAAATTCGGTGGGTAAACGTCTACTATCCATTAGGTGAATGGAAGAACGATTCAGGCGAAGTTGTTGCGGTTCCGGATGGTTTCCGAGCGACATTCAATGATAAAAACCTCATCGTCATCATGAGGAATTCAACATCGTCTGGTGGTCATGGGGAACCATCCATCACTGCCAAAAGGCCTGAATTCATTGATGAAGATAACCTCGAGTTTTTGAAAGTCGATGGTGAGTTCATCGAATTAAAATAACCAATGATCACTAGGATAAGGTCGCCACGGCGGCCTTTTTTATTGCCTGGAGAAAGCCATGGGCATCAAAGTTAAGGGTATTAGCCAGGCGAAGAAAAACCTTAATGCTCTGGTTGGTGATATTCAGGGGAGAAAGGTCGTTAGAGCCATGCAATCAGCTTTGATTATCGGCGGATCTCAGGCGGCGCTCTATACCCCGATCGATACGTCAACCCTCATCAATAGCCAGTTTCGCGAGATTACTGTAAATGGCAATCGCGTGACTGGCCGGGTGGGTTATTCAGCTAACTACGCTGCATACGTCCATGACCCAAGCGTACCTCAGAACTTCCGCCGGGCGACGGCCAGGAAGGAGTTTTTAACCAAGGGGTTTGAAGACACGCAGCGACAGATCGATGCTGTGATCGCCAAGGAAATGTCTCTATGAATCCTCCTATGTATCAGCGAGTCAGGAACATGTTTGGCGATGCCGGGCTTACTAACGGTTTCCTGGTTCAGCTTCTTAATTTCAATGACCCGAATGATCTTTCGAAAGCGATTATGGTGTTCAGACCAAATGGCGGAACCCCCATCAGAAATGACCTCGGGAACGATAACTATGTCCTGGTCGATGTGATTGGTGCAAAGGACAAAAACCAGGCGGCGGCAACGGCAGCTCAGTCAATCCTTGATTACGTTCAGGCAAATCCTCACGCAGACGAATGCGTGGGTAAGATCGAAAACATGGGCGCTTATCCAACTCCAGTGACGACGGAGGAGGGAAGAATTGTCCTAAGATTACAGTTTGCCTGCACTTTCGGGGACTGAAGAAAAATCATCAACACAAGGTCGCCATCTGGCGGCCTTTTTTTATACATAAAAGAGGTCAAAGATGGCTAATTGCCAAAACTCCAACGAAAGGGTATTCGGCTCGGCAACAGTGCTGGAGCTGGCCTATGGTTGCCCAGATGCCCGGCCTACAGAAGACGACTGGAAGGCTCTCGGTGCGGGAACCAGTAAGGGTCTGGATTTTGCTCCAAACTCGGTCACCTCTGATGCAGACGATACTGCGGGATGGGTAGAAAACATCATCACCAATGCTGACGCGACAATCAGTTTTGATGGTGAAGTGCGGAAACACGACAAACTTGACCAGTTCGGCTACGGCAATCTGGTGAAGTACTTTACTGATGAGATCAATGCCAAGCGCCAGCCGACGCTGTGGGCGCGTATCGCTATCGGTCCAATCGAGTTCTCGGGCTATATGGTGATTTCTAACCTTACGCCAGCAGATGGCGGAAGTAACGACATCATCACGTTTACCGTTGAGTTCAAAGTATCTGATGGCACTACTGTTCAGGTTGTTAATACGGACGCTACACCTTCAACGCCGTTGGCATTCTCCAAAGATTTGCCAGCAACTAAAGCTGCCGATGCAGACAACGACGTCGTTCTTGATGTTGACGTAACAGGTGGTCGCCCAACTTACAGCTACAAATGGTTCCTTGGCAGCACTCAGATCGATTCAACTGCAAACCCTACGGCGGCAACAGCCACACTCTTGTTGCTTGGCGTTACAACTGCCTCGAGCGGTAGCTATCGCTGTGAAGTCACAGATAGCGACGGAAATAAAGTCACCTCAACTACCTGCGCTCTCACTGTTACCGCATAGCGAACATTACAAAGGCTGTCGACTGGCAGCCTTGATAATGACCGTTGATCAGGAAATATCATGGCCGCTTTAAGAGAAATTGGCGAAATAGGCATAAGTGACAGCCGTGAGGGCGGAAAAGATTACTTGTTACGACCGTCTTTCGAGGCAATGACAAGAATCGGTGAGCCGCATGAAATTGTTGAGATATACGCTGATATCCATGGTCGCGAGGCGGAAAAATTAATCTCTGTCTGTGCAGATGCTTTTGGCGGTTTACCTGACTGGATGGGGCCAGCGATGCGCAGGGTTTCAGATCGCCTGCTAGCAAAAGCCATGGATGTTTTACAGGCGTGCTCAGACGAAGATTTAACGCCGATTGTTGGCCAATGGGATGAGGTTGAAGGAAAGCTTTCTTATTCGCCCGGTCTCATGCCTCAGTCAGATATTGTCATCTTTGCTCAGCATCTTTTACAGCATGGCGTAACAGGGAAAGCCAAGACGCGAAAACTCCAGCGCCATGAATCATCAGGCGGTACTACAGAATTTAACGCCATTGAATACATCAACGCAGCAAGGATCCGCTTCAACATAAGCCTGGATGAAGCGCGTTGTTTGACCATGACTGAATTTCAGGCGTTGCTGTCAGAGAAATATCCGGACCAGAAAGGCCTAACCAAAGAAGAATACAGCGCAGTTGCTGATGATTTTCTGGCTAAACAGGCGGCAAGAAGGGCCGCAGCGAAGAAATAACTCCCGGCTATTGCGTGGGATAATCCACAGGAGAAATATCAATGGCTGGTGAGGAACAAGTAGGCAATATCGTCTATCAGGTGCAGATGGATGTTGCGAATCTGATTGAGGCCCAGCGCAAAGTAAATGAGCGCCTTGAGAAGATGAGTGGCGGAGCGTCAAAAGCGGCCAGTAAGTTTGACCAACTCCAGACCAGCATAAACAAAGTTGCCGGGGCCATAGCTGCATCGATAGTTGTTGACTGGGGGCGTGCATTCCTCGTTGCTGCTGACAACATGAGCCAGCTCAACGCTCGTATAGAGAGACTTACTGGTAGTGCAGCGACAGCCTCGCAGACTATGCAGAGTCTGATGCGTATCAGTTCGGCAACGGGTGGTTCGCTACAGGATACAGCGAAGCTGTGGGAGACCCTCAGCACCGCGTTGCGCGATACCGGCGCGACGAACGGCCAGATCATTCAGCTCACCGAAACACTTCAGAAAATCGGGCGTATTGGTGGCTCCTCATCCGAGGAAATGGCTAATGCTCTTCGTCAGTTCGGCCAGTCGATCTCCTCTGGCACTATCCGGGCTGAGGAGTTCAACTCCATCCTTGAGCAAATGCCGGAACTGGCGCGCCAGATTGCCGCCGGGATGGGGGTGAGCATTGGAGAACTTCGCCAGCTGATGCTGGACGGGAAACTGACGGCAGAAGATGCTCTCAACGCCATTCAGAAGCAAACCGATTCAGTGAATGCAGAGTTCGAGAAACTCCCGCGCACGCTTTCACAGGCCAATACCGCTCTCACCAACTCTTTCCTGACCATGGTTGATAATATTAACCAGGCTACAGGGGCTAGCAACGGGATGGTTCTGGTTATCGATTCTCTCGCTGTTGCCATTGGCAGGCTTACCGGGCAGGCCGCTACCGCCAGTCAGCAAATAGCAGATCTGCGCTCTGAAGCCGAAATGTACGCTAAGCGAGCGAGAACATGGAGTTGGCTTGGCTTTGGTGACTGGCAGAAAGAGAACGAGGAGAAATCCGCGCAACTTACAGCTGAAGCGTGGGAGAAGGCCTCTCGCGCCGGTTGGGATGCGGTTCAGAAAACAGCCGCAGCCACTAAACCTATCGAAATAAAAGCCACTGCCACTACAGGTGGTTCTAAAGCGAAGGGCGGAAAGTCTGCGGCACAGAAAGAAGCAGAGCAGTACGCTAAAGCGCAGGAGTCGATAAACGAAAAGCTGGAAGCCATGAGGCAAGAATCTGTCCTTGCAGCAGGTTCAACCAGTGAATTAACACGTGAGCAGCAACTACTAAGGGCAGAGATGTCTCTTGGTGCCGATGCAACGGATGAACAGCGACAGAAGGCAAGAGAGTACAAAGCACAGGCTTTGGATACTGCTGAAGCATTGAAAAAGCAAGCCCAGGCAGAAAGAGATAAGCAAGCTGCGCAGTCCAACTTCAGCAGCCTACAAAGCCAAGCTTCTCCTGTGGCTAGCGTTGAAAGCCAATTTCAGCAGCAGATTGAGCAACTCAACCAGTACGCTGCGCTCTACCCTCAGAAAATAGCTGAGGTAGAGGCTGTAAGGGCTAGCATTGAGGAGCAATATCGCCAAAAAAGACTCGATGCTCAGTGGCAAGAATTAAGCCAAATGAATATCGGCTTCGGCATGCTAACGAGTGCCGTGGATGCCTTTGGCGGAAACGCATCAAACGTCATAACTGGACTGATCACCGGAACGATGTCAGCTCAGGATGCTATGCGCTCACTCGGTAACACGATGCTGAATAGCGTGGTAAATGCGCTAGTCCAGGTTGGGGTTGAGGCTCTCAAAAACTTCATTATCGGTCAGACATTGGGCGCAGCTTCTACCGCTGCTTCTGTCGGTATGGCTACCACGACGGCGGCCGCATGGGCTCCAGCCGCAGCGCTGGCCAGCCTGGCATCCTTTGGCGCAAACTCAGCGCCTGCGATGGCTGGTATTGCATCTACCGTTGGGCTTGCTCAAGGGCTGGCTTTGGCTGGGGCCAGATACAATGGCGGACCTGTGTCAGCGGGAAGCATGTATCAGGTCGGTGAGCGAGGGAAGCCGGAGATTTACCAGGCCAGTACCGGTAAGCAGTACATGATACCGGGCGACAACGGCAGGGTGATCAGCAATAAAGAAATGACAGCCGGTGGAGGTGGTGGGGTGGTAATCAACATCCAGAACTACACGTCATCCTCGGTCGATGCGCAGGCTGGGAAGGATGCTAATGGTGGAGTGACTGTGGATGTAATTGT